CTTTGCGCGATGCTGTCCGCGATGCGCCTAACTTAGCGGATTTGTATGAAAGCAGTGCCGTTTTGGAACCGCTTGCGAAATATAGCAAATTTGCTGAACGCGTTCATGAAATGAGTCTTAAACGTAAAACCCGTGACTTTCGTCATATCGAGGTTATCGTTCACTGGGGTGATACGGGCACGGGTAAGACCCGTGGGCCGTACGACGAGGGTGCGTACAAATGGAATCCGGAAAATGTCGAATGGTGGGATGGCTACGATGGCGAGCCAGTCCTTCTTATTGATGAATTTTATGGCCAGATAAAGCCAGCGCGTCTTTTAACGCTTCTTGATGGTTATCAGTGCCGATTGCCTGTGAAATGCAAGTTTACTTATGCCCAGTGGGAAAAAGTGTACATCACTTGCAATGTTCATCCTGATAGTTGGTATCCGGATGTTCCCGAGAGGGTTAAAGCTGCGATACAGCGTCGTATCTCTAAAGTCGTACATTTTGACAAATGATAGCTTTTTTACGAATGTTTAGATGGTTACGGCTCGCTTCGCTCGCTTGGGAATTGATGGTCCCCTTCGGGGACTAGTGCCTCCGCTCCGCTCCGGACTCGTCGCATTCGCGCCGTGAGTTGGTTAAATTCGTAGCCCTTTAGGCTACATATCTTTGTAGGAAGTGGTACCGCGGACGTTGACTTCCCAGTCGTCTGCGCTATAATCTTTCCCGACTGCGCGGGCAAATACGTACACCAGGTAGTGGGTGTCCAAATCAGCGGGCGTGTTGGTCGCCCCGTAATGCGTCTTCTTGAAATACGGTAGGTTGAATGTCATGCGCTTGGCGCTTGGATACTTGGCTGTCCAGTTGATAAATGGAGCTGCGGTCGGGTCCCCGACTTGGTTTGCAACAGGGTTCGAAAGGTGGAATGTTTTGTCGCAATAAACCGACCAGTTGCGCTTGTTAATGGGCTGTAGCATCAAATCACTGCCGTTCACACCGGCAGTAGAGTAGCCGAAACGTTCTCCGGATGAGTTCAGAAACAACGATGCCTGTGGAAACATCGTCGCTCCTGCAGGCATCACTGCCTGACGTGACTTCACGACCAGCACACGAAACTCCTTGGGTGCGGTCTGTTGAAATGCTGTCTGTGCTTCAATCTCAATCGATAAATGCGTCTTGCGTAGGAAAATGGAGTCGCCGATACGCTCTCCATCTTGTGTACCTTGAGGAATGGTTACTCCGTCCAAATTAACGAGGCTGGAGTCCCAGCCGGGTGGAATGCCTCCGATAACGAGGCCCTTGTAGTAAGCTAGAGCTCCAAGTTGAATCGGCACTCCTGGTGACTCGTTGACCGCTGTAACGGGCATAAGCTTGTTTTCTGTAATGCCGTTCATAACTCGTGCGACTGCACGGTTGATGGTGTATTGCATGCGGCTACCTCGCATCCTGGTAGGACGCTTCGAGGTGTACCGGGAGGCGTAGGCGCGTCGACGAGCTCCGCCATACTTCGGAGACAAACGGCTGCGCTTCGTAGAACCCTTGCGAGCACCGGTAGACCCACGCTTACGCTTGCCACCATAGGAAGGCATTCCGTGGTGGGGACTTTATCCTGGTAAAGTCCGTCTCTTACATAGGTGTGGGCACCAATGTGTATGTACAGGAACCATTTTTGTACCTGTACCGAGGTTGCGGGTAATACTAACCGCAACCATGACCGGACGGAAAGATTCGTGGTGTTTCACCTCATACTTATCAGAATGTCCGTCGGGGGAGAAAGCCTCCTATATTGTGTATCAACGGGAGATTTGTCCCGAGACGAAACGTGAGCACTGGCAAGGGTATGCCGAATTTGCTGGTAAGAAAACACTCTCTGCTGCGCAGAAGGCGCTGGGCATTGGAAAGGCTCACATGGAGCCGCGAAATGGTACGCCTACTGAGGCTGCGAATTATTGCATGAAAGACGATACTCGTAAACCTGAAACCGAGTTTTTTGAATCTGGCGAACGTCGCCCGGACCCGGAGCCGGGCAAACGCAATGATATTGTTGCTTTGCGCGATGCTGTCCGCGATGCGCCTAACTTAGCGGATTTGTATGAAAGCAGTGCCGTTTTGGAACCGCTTGCGAAATATAGCAAATTTGCTGAACGCGTTCATGAAATGAGTCTTAA